ATAAATTAATTGCTTGAGCGCCAAGAGTGTTGGTTCCCCTCAAGGTGAATTCACCTAAATCCCAAACTGATAGTTTGGGACCCAACGGCGTTTTAATGCAACAGCGCCGTGCTGTGCGGTCCGCTCTAAGTGTTTCTCATCTAACGAAGCTTCCTTCTCAACTTGACGAAGGAAGACATCCAGAGGATGAGAAGAACGTACTTTATAAGGCTCCTCAGATTTACCGAGGAGCTTATATAAAGACTTCTGAAGAGCAGCGTAACCCTCAAGTATATCAGTGCGATACACAGGAGATGGAACCCAACATTTTATTTCAATCTGTTGAGTATCGACATTTCTCCTCTTCGGGAGATTGGGTCGACTCCAAAAATGGTTACGTCCAGGGACTGGAGATTCCTCGTGTACTGATGGCAATTCGCCAAAAATACTTTCAATCTTGTCAAAGATGAAAAGGGATGTACGGATGTATTTCTTCTTAAATAGAAGATTTGCCGTAGCAACCCATGAGAGAAACTCTGATCCATGCCGCCTGTGTCGTGGAAGCGTCGTACCCACGTAAATCGGTGTTACCGAAAAACCTAAGTACGCGTCAACTCCACAAGACTCTCTGAACTTTCCAGTCCAGAAAGACTTGCGTTCATTTACCATGCAGTTGTATTTACGCAGGTAATCAGACACAGTAGTCGCTACGTCGACGGGGACAAGCAAGTCGTCACCGTATACGTAGACGCTAGCAGCAACTTTCCGAAGGTTACTGTAGCTTACAGGAAGGTCGTGTTTAGCCAACGAAGCTACTATACATATTGTATAGAAATACATAGCTTCCACGGGAAAACACAGAGCACTACCCATAGATGCAAATTTGTTCAACGGGCCAATTATGGTACCGTCTGGCATTTCTGCATGAGTCGAACGACATGCGTCGATAAAACCCATTAGTTCTGGATTTCCTCGAAACATTAAAAGGGCCAGATCTCGCGGGACGCGATCACTAGCATCTTTTAGATCGATCGTTGCTAATCGACCATCGAGCGAACTACTCATCGCATAGCTCTGATTAATAGACTGGTCACGAAAATTAATGTGTCCAGCCGCTAACCAGTGTGATTCGATAGAAGCATATAATGCTCTTCGAATCCCTTGTTGTGCATATTGCATACAACAGGGCTCAATAGCGATGATTCGGGGACCTTTGAGAGTTTTGGGAACAGGAGTCACCCTAACGGGCGCCTCGAGTTCCCAAGGAATGAACGAAACTTTCTCAAGCTCCGCTTCTTGACGACAAAATTCCCCAATAGAAATAGGGAACCCGTTATCAATAAGAGGAAAATAAAGCTCGAGACGCTCATTCCAAAATTGCCAAGCGAACTTCTGATTTCCAGAGATTCGCTCTGCAGTTGCGCCGGGTCCATGCCTAGGAACCAAAGTGTCCAGGCGTATATTACGCATGACACCGTCCCACAGCATAGAAGAAACAAGAGAAAACCTCTCGTAATCTTCTCTCGGCAACGTGAACATCTCAAAGGACTGCTCAATTGCGATGAAGTTCTCCAAAGCCGCGCGCTCCCTTTCGGG